TGCTTGTTACTCTAGCATCCGTTACAATTCCCGCTACTGTCGTTCTGTACGCTATCTGATTGCCTGTTATAGCAATAGGTATTATGTCTGCATCTGCAACCGCTCCCGGTAATGCAGTAAAATCCTTTAAGTAAACTCCATTAATTACTGGCATATCCTTTTAAATTACAAATACATATTCATCTCCACCGTTATCCACATAAACACTCGCATCTTGCGCCCAGACATAGTAGTTAATCTCGGCATCTACAATAGCCCCATATCCTGTAATAACTCCTGTAAATTTAACAAAATCTTCGCTAGTTCCGCTAATCTCTAAAGATTCCAGAAATCCCTCACCTGCATCGCCCTCATTCGTATCTGTGTTAAGCATTGACCAGTCCATAATCTGTCTTGATCTGCCTAAATCTTTTAGCTGATCCCAACCTATTATTGCTTGATCTGTCGAATAAACCGCCTCAAAACTAATAGAATAAGAATGCAACTGAGGTAACTGCTTCTGAGCCATGTCTTGCGTAGATTTGCAAGTCTTAATAAAGCTGATATTTTCAGCTAAATTATTACTAAGCAAACACCCGACCGGCGTATCGTTTATATAAAGCATTAAATCAGTCATAGCCTGTTATATTACCACTAAATTTAATAAAATCCTGCACCTCACCCACTATCTCTAAATTTTCTATAAATCCCTGCCCTTGCTCACCCTCTATGCCATCGCCTGTAATTTCCCAATCTATCTTAACTCTTTCAAGCGATTTTAAGCCTGTCCATGACATTATATTACTGTCAGTAGTCATAACACCCTCAAAGGGTATAGAGTACGTGTAGAGCCTTCCTAATTGCGTCAGTCCGCCTGACTGGGTAGTCTTGCACGTTCCTAAAAACGAAATCTGCTCTGATCTACTTACAGAAGTCAAACAACCTACAGGCATATCATTTATAAATAGCATCATGGCGTTCCTTTTACTGTTACTTTTGTTGTCGCTCCGTAATCTGGAGTTAACGTATAATCCAGAGCAATTTCGTCATCTACTATTCTACCTAAAACTGCTTTACAGATATTCTGCTGTAAGTCATAGTTTAGGCTTAAATTCATAAAATAACCCTCTATTAAATTAATTGACCACCTCTGCAAAGGATTAAAGTATCCAAATATAGATCCCTCAAAGCGCACAAATGGTCCTGCATAAAGCCTTTGTTTTTCCTCAACTGCAATCCGTAAAAATTCTTTGCTAGATTCATAAGGCTGAGCCAAAATGCTCTCAGCTATTCCTCTGCGATTCCATAAACTGGTTAGCGTAGTTTGATTTGCTTGATAAATTCCGCTTAGATATAAATTTGATGTTGTATCGCCATTAAACAGATTAACAGTTTCTGGCACAAAAGTAAACTTGCCTGTTTGTGTAGCCGTATGCATTTCACCAATAGGATCCTCTGTGCCTATGTTTGGAATTATACTTGCTGATCTATAAGTAATAAATAAATCAATAGATGGAGGTATTAAGTCCTCACGTGCTTCGTATAGTCTAATAGTTAGGTTTCCTGTAATTGGTGCTCTACGTGCAGTAATACTCATAACACCCTCATAGTATTGCAAGGTTAAGCCGTTTATTCTGGTATCGGTTACCGACCATTCGCCAGTCTGATCTAAATACCATGTAGTTAATCCATCAGTTAGCATAACTCTTGCACTTGGTCCATCTGAGATATAGTTATAATAGCTCATCTTAAAAACAACCATATCGCCCTCTGTAATTGGCGCAGGTGTAATGTTTTCAATATACTCATAAGGACCAGGAGATGCAGTTACATTGCCCAATTTAGCGCCACCGCCTGAATCTTCTGTAAGTGGTAATAAAACATTACTCTTTGCCCAATCTGTAAAAGTTATGCCATTCCATCCAACAAATTCTGGATTTACAATCAAAGAGGTTACTGCACCATATAAAAAAGACATTGACGCATTTTTGTACGGTCTGTCAATCATTTTCATCTGATCTGTATTGATATGGAAATAAGGAGCTGCAATTACGCCCTCACTTTCACCACCTAAAACTAAATCTAAATTCTCGGTCAATGTAGATTGATCATAAACCCTGTAACCCTCTAAATATCTTCTAAAAGTCAAACTGCCATCTACGGCTAACTCCGTTGGTCTATAAATAAACCATTCGCCAGAACTTTGTACTAATACGGCAGTCCATAACTCTAAAACAGATCTAAGAACCTCCTCGCAACTCATAGGATTAAACTGGTCATCCTTTAAAAACCTTTCACTATTTACATAGCATTGATCTAGCGGATCGTATGTATCGCCTTGCGTCATGCTATCTTCAAAGATATTAACGCAAGTATTTAGATACAATGCAGGTGCTTCTAACCTTACCAAACAAGCCTGTATGACTTCTATAAAAGTTTGTTTACCTAGATAGAAATTACCGTCGTTCTGGACATAGGACAGATTTTTTAGCAACCCTATTCCATCAACCGCATTCACAGAGATAACATAAGGCGGAAATGTAAAAGACTCCTGACATCCATCTGGAATGATAAAGCCTTGCCAGATTAAATCCTCAAACTCGCCAGGACTAACATAACAAACACCATTTGCATTTGCATAGGCTTGCCCCTCTGCCGTAAATCCGATATCAGCATCTGCTAGAGCCTGAGCTGCTGCTTGACTTGTCACGCTATTGTAATTTTTAGTAAAGACCTCTAAAGAACCCTCACCAGATGCGCAAGAAGTCTCAAATACCGCTGAACGGATTGCCGTATAGGTTGTTGCTGAATATGTAGTGTAAGCCTCTATAAATATGTCAGTTGTTGGCACTAAGCTAACATCTATTGAAAACGGATAGGTAGTTGTTCTTTGAGTTGGTAATCCTGTAATCTCTAAATTCATACCCGGTATGCCACCTGCTGATGGTCCTGCTGCAAAAGGTTTTATTAAAACAGTATCGCCCTGATTTATCTCGAATGAGCCTGATGCCGTAGTAAACTGTAAAACCTCGCTAACTCCATTGACAAATATTTCTAAATCCATCTCCGCAGCCACCTCACTCATATCCCAGTTAACAGTCAATTTGCATGGCTTTTCTTTACGATAAATTTGCACCATGAACTCACGCTCATTCTCAGTATATAAGTCTTCTAGCTCAAAGTTCTCAGTAGCTATTAGATTTAACGTACACTCAGATCCGATGATAGGCTCTAGCTTATTACTTGATGTATTCTGATAGTTTATTTGTATAGGATTTTGCTGAGCCTGTATCTCTGTGGATGCACCTGAATAATCTAATTGCGAAATACTGCAAAGGTATTCATCTGGAAAGCAATCGACTTTCCTAGTATCTCTGTCCGAATAAAACGTGAAATAATATTTTTGACTGTAACTCATGGTCCGAACCTCTGTAATTTTGCACCTGCTCTGTTTAAAACTCCGATTAAGTTAGTACCTGAAATCTCAAATACAACACGACCACCACCAAAGTCCTGAGCAGATCCTGCCGCACTTGTACTGATTGTTGATGATGCTTGTGGAATAGGAGCTTGTTTTTTCTTTTTAAATAAATTAGCAATTAATGCAACCGCAGCTATTCCTGCTAAGATAGGTAGTAATGGACTAGCAGCAGCAGCCGGAGCTAATGCAGCAGCCGTACCTCCTGCAACCGCCGTAGTACCTGCTGCAACCGCTGCCGTAGTACCTGCAACTGCAACTGGCGCTGCAACCGCTGCAACCGCAGTTGGCGCTGCTACTTTTTTAACTATACCTAATAATGCACCTATACCTGATATTAATGGAGTTGCACCTTTTTTACTTTCACCACCTTTAGATCCTAATAGATTTAAAACTCCTTGAGTAGCCTCATTAGCTAATACTGATAAAAACGTATTTTTAATTGCTTGACCTAAAGCTGCAATTGCCTGACCTAATGAATCAAATGAAAACTTACCTTGCATTAAAATATCATCAAAGAAAGTTTTAAATGAGCTTCCAATCTGAGGCAATATTTCGCTTTGTAAAATAACTTTAAATTTTTTAAATGGACTTAATAAGGACTGAACATTAGCTTGATCTTGCTTTTCAAATAATTTAGCAAAAGGATTTGTTTCTTCTATTAATGCATCAAGTCCTGCAAATTCCTTTTCAATAGCTAACTTTTCAGCTTCAATGTTTCTTGTAAAACCATCTATAACTAGTTTACCTGCAAATGCTTGAGCTTGTACTCTTATTTCAGCCTGAGTTTTAGCTGATTCTTTTGCTAATTTTGCAGCCTCAGCAGCAGCCTTTTTTTCCGCAGCTAAATTTATTTTTGCAGGTGTGCCCTTTTTTAATTCATTTTCAAAAGCAGTCCTGCCCTCTTTTAAGGCTTTTATTCCTTCTTCATAAGTTGTTTTTATCCCTACTAATCCTTGCGGAGCAAACATTTTAAAATCAGCAATCATAGCATTGCCTTGTTTTTGCAGGGTTGCTATTGCAGTACCAAAATCAGAAGTGCTTTTTGCACCTGCTAATGCTCCGCTTACAAATTTAGTAACCTCAGTATCAGCTTGTTTAATAGCATAAATAGCTTTTTCTGTAGATGTTGAACCTTTTTCTGCAAAAGGATTTATTGCTCTATTTAATTTTTCGCCCCAATCTGATTCAAGTTTAAATTTTGATACTGTATTTAAGGATTTATTAAAATCTGTAACTTTATTAATTGCTTGACTTATTAAATCAATAGCGCTAGTAAACACTCCAGAAGTATTGCTTCCAACTGATACAAGCATTTGATCCCAACTATCCCCTAAGTTTGAAATCTTACCTGTTAATGTTTCAGATATAACTGCCATAGATCCAGATACACCCTCAGCATTACCTAAAGATAAAACATAACCTCTAATAGCCTCAGATGATTTATCTACTATGGTTTGAACTCCTTTAAAAGTAAAAATTACTTTATCACCAGAAGCCTGTGCTCTAACTCCAAACTCTTTTAGTCTTTCAAATTCACCAGTTTGTGCATCTAATATTGCCTCTGCTAATTGATTAAATGATTTACCTGTGCTTGATGCCAAATCTCCTAGACTTCGCATTTCATCTCCCGTAGGTTTAAATCCTTGATTAGCTAACTTGATAAAGGAATCAGTTAATTCATTTACGCTAAATGGAGTTTTAGCTGCAAAATCTGAAATTTCTTTCAATTTTAATTTTGCTAAAGCATTAGAGCCTAAAGTATTACCTAGAACTGCACCAAACTTTTCAAACTCAGCCGTTACTGCTAATACCTCTTTCCCAAAACTTACAAAAGCACCTACACTAAAAGCACCTGCAAAAGCAAGTCCTACGCTTTTAAATGTACTACTAGCAGTAGATGAAAAACTTTTTAAATCTGTTTCAGCAGTATTAGTAAATCCTTTTAATTTTTTTTGAGCACCTTTTAAATCATCATCTAATTTGCCTAAAGGTGCGCCAATAGGTATCTCAATTCCTTGCATCTTGTAAGTATTTAAGCATCGCCTTATTCATTTGATCTTTGATTATGTCCATGTCTGCTATCTCATCATTTTCGTAGATAAATGACATAAACTTTTTAAAACTGGGCATTCCTTTATTTACGTGAACTCTCATTCCGTTCCACGTAGACCATCCAATCCGCTCCCAGTCTTTTTTTTCTTTATTAAAAAAGCCTTGACATTTCAATATATATTGATTCCATGTCAAGGCGTAAAACTCATCGGGCATCATTCCCATCTCACCAAAAGCAAATGTCAGCACATCTTTATTCCAATTTAACTTTCCGCTTTGCTTTTTTTTTGTTCTGTTACCTCTGTATTTAACCCTAGCACTCTAAAGACTTCTTTAGATATAGTTAATATAAACTCACCACCTGAGCCTCCAGAATTATCAATCCAATCATGTACATCAAACTCCGTAAAGTCTAATATCTCGCCTTTTTTTAATAAAGGATAAGCCGCAGCATGATAGATAAATATTCTCAAGAACGGCAGTAATTGTTTACCTAACAAATCCGATAAATCAGTTACCGATGCATCAAAGTGAGTTAGCGTTTGCTCTAGTGCATAATTGCCAAAGAACATCTGCCTATCAACTTCACCTATTTTGTACGTTAAATGTCCCTCCATTTAGTAACCCGGATAAGGATCAACCTCAGTAATATCGCCATCACCTAACAAAGTACCAGTGAAGGTAATAAACTCGCCTTCTGCACCTGTGATTTCTAATGCGCTAAAATAAGCAGCTCCAAATTGAGCGGCAAAGTTTGGATCTTCTGCACCATTAGCAAGTAATAAAGCTACCTGATACTCAGTCAAAGTCTTTGCTCTTGCAATGTTTTTAATTGTGTCCCATGATGCTTTAGCGGTATCGCCACCTGCACCGACTGTATCTGTAAAAACGCCTTCAAAAGGAATTTCATAAGAATAAGTAGTAGGTTTGCGTCTGGTAACTCCAGGATCGCATTTAGTTACTGTCTCAGCAAAATCCCATGATTCGCTGATTCCGTTTGATGTCAAACATGCTACTGGCTTCCATGCGCCACCTGTGCGAATGTAGAGCATGAATAGACTGCCTGAATAAAATGTTTCTGCTGCCATAATTAAGTTCTATTTAATTTGTGTTGAAAAGTTAGTATGTATTGAAATATGTTTTCTGTTTCTGTTTCTAAAGTTACCTCATTTGTCAATAATTGTAAAGTATCTACATTTATAAAGTTACTTAAAGTTAAGTTAGTAGCTTGTATTCTATTTTGTATCTCTTCACCTATAACCATTGAAAAACTTAAATCACCATTTCCGTTTGGGTATCTAGTTACTATCTGCACGTTTATAGTACATAAATACCAATAACCGCACTTTGTTTTTTCCTGCAATCTTGTTTGACTAGATAATATAACGTATTTAGCCGGGACATTATTTAAAGGCGCTGACTTTGAATATACTGGAATAGTTACACCGCCAACTATTAAATTAGCTAGTGTAGTCTTATATGCATTTAGTATCGATAGGTTAGCATCCTTCATTTCTCAAATGTAATTATTTTTTTGCATTATATTTTCTTATCTGAACTTCTAATACTTTTCTTAATTCTTTTGGATATTGTTGAATGCCCTCTAGGTAGCTAGGTATAAAAAAAGGTTTAGCACGATAATTTCTTATTCTTGTTCCTTTAAAAGGCTCTGCTAAATCTGAAAACCCATTTGGTATTTTAACACCCTCCCCAGTTCCAAACTCAACATAAGCCGCATATGGAGCATTTGCAAAAAAGAATGAGCGATTATAACCAACTCTAGCAGTTGTTTTACCTATTGATAATCTTAACTGACCTGTATCTACTACAACTCTTAACTGAGCATTTGTAACCATTTGTTGAGTTGTTTCATTAGTAACAGAAACGGCTGACCTATTAGCATCATGATCAAATGCTGAAATTTGAGATAAAAGTTTAGAAATATCTATTTTAGCTGCCATTAGTATTATCCGTAACAGATGCCAGTATCTCATAAAACCGAAATGTATCATCTACATTCCTAATTGAATGAATAGTGAAAAAATTTAACTCATACAGAATCCTCATGTCCTTTGTAGGTGCAAAGTCTTTTCTATACCGGATTGTAAATCTATAAGACTGGTTTATAACCTGTTCTTGCGCTTGTAACTGTCTATTACCATCGTATGGCTTTATATTTGACCATGTAGCTAATACAGGCACAAACGTAATTACATAATCCTGATAGGCATTTTCAACCGAGCTGAACGTGCCAAATGTAATGCGCTTATTTAATCTGCCGGGATTCATTAGAATAGTGTTATACGCCTGTAAGGCGATAGTAAAAGAGTTGCAATCGTAGGCATTCCAACAACTGGGTTATCCCTATTCTCATAATAAAAAGCTATCATTTCTTTGATTGCCGTTTCTATGTCATCTGGAACCTCAGAACCGCCCTCATAATTCCATCCGTAACCTGCTACAAATGTAACTGTATTGAATCCTGCCGTGCTAGATATAACCTCAGTAAATCCCTGAGTTTCGATTGTTTCAAATGTTAGCGCAACCATGTCAGGATCTACCACAGTTTCAACCGAGATCAAAGGATATTCATATATTTTAACTGCACCAGAAACAGGAGTAATTAAACTCAATTCTCTTTGCCATAATACTTGTAAGGTAAATTCCTCTGCCTGATTAACCGCAGATTTTATTAATGAGGTAATCAATCCATCTTCTATAGTATCGTCTGGATCTATTCTCAAGTATAATTTTGCCTCCGCTAGGCTCACTACGTTTAACTGATTCATTCTGCTTAGGTTTAAAAGGTGCTTTTAGATACTCTTTTTTTTCCATTATAATAGCGCTAAATTACATATTTTATTTAACCAATTTTCAAACTTTGGCAATTCCTTAACAGGATCTAATTCTTTTGCCCTTTGCAAAGGCGTTTTTTTAGTCTCTATAGTATCTATGTTAGTAATAGCATCTATCCAACCCTCTATATTGTTTCTATCAACGAATATGCCTGCATCTGAGACACTATCTCTAAAACCTAGTATATCAGAACAGATAACAGGAATATTGCAACACAGAGCTTCTATTTGAGCCATTCCATAACTCTCGTATTCTGATGGCGCTATTAAAACCTTAGTCATTGCCAGATATTTGCGCACATCATCAATTAAAGGTACATATTTTATATTCCTGACCTTTTCATCTTTGATCTGATGATAGTAACCGCCTTGTACTGCCATAAACTTTGTTTTAGGCATTCGCTTAGCTATCTCTATTAATATCTGACCGCCTTTGTTTTCGTTATGATTTATCAGCGTCACGTATTCTGCCTCTGGTCTATCAGTTGAGTAATCTCTGTAATCTATTGGCGCGTATAAGGTGTAGGTTTCTTGATTATAGTTTAATTCTTGCTTTGTATTCTCGCAGTTATACACAGTATAAACATTCGGTCTAATGTTGACCTGCGGATAGCCTACGTTGTTATGAGCAAAGTTTATAACTTTTTTAGCTTTTAGCCTTTGCTTGTTCATTGCGTAGTAAGTGCCTGACAGTTGACAAAACACTAAATCCGCCCAGTCCCATAAATCATTATGGCAATGCTTGTAATTGTCTTTGGCTTTGTAAACTTCTATGCCATCAAAACTGTAATTCTCTGGGCATCTAGTAACTGCTTTAACCTCATGACCTTTGCTCATTAGATATTTTACAACTCTGTGCAAATAGATTTCTGATCCGGCTCTTTGGTGTGGTAAGTAGATGCCTGGAGTTAATAAGATTTTCATGTTACCGGAATAAATAAATATGGTCTTTGTATTTTTAATGTTTTGCCATCGTAATTATGCAAATCACTTCTATGGTAGTGAATAGCTTGAATTCTTGTAGCAGGATTATAAAGCGCATAACCTGCGCTATGTAACTCATAAGCAATCCGATTATCACAACCCGGTATGCCTAAATAAAAATCGCAGAAATTAACATTTCGCATCTTACCTTTGAACATCCAGACATCCTGACTAAATCTCTCATTGTGTAATTTTAACCCGCCAATCTTATCATCCCACCTACTTAAAGCTATGCATTGCCGTTCATGTAAGTTTAAACCATTTAGAGTATTATTGAAATAAATATCTGTATTGGCAACTATTGAAATATCCTCTCTGCTTGTTACTGTTCTATCAATTAGATTAAAGAAATCTCTGTAAGTAGGTCTCTTAAATGGTATAATTACTAATTTATCAGATTCAGGAATTTCTACTTCGCCATCAACATATAAATAAATTTTATTAATATGCGCATTAGCTATATTCTTATTTAAGCAGTAAATTAATTCCTTTTGCCTAATTGCGCTTTTATCGGTATAAATTGAAGTAAATAAGTTTACCATATATATTTAATTAAACCAATTACTGCTAATAAAATAAAGCTAAAACCTAGCAAAAAAAACGCTCCTGCTATCATGTGAAATAAAAACCTAACTATTTTCATACTGCTTTAATAATAAGTTATAATTTTTATGGTATTTATCTATTGCATGATAGCCTACTGAGCCATACTCAAATTCTGTTTCAACTGCAAACTTATTGCAGATTGCCTTATCAGGTAACTTATAGCCTAATTCACGCATCTTGTTGGTAAAGTAAATGTCTTCATTACCATCTTTTTCCATGCCTTTATAAGGATGCTTTGAGCATATCTCATACATTAGCTTTGGATTGCGTATGCTTAGACCGCCATTCATGCAACCCGGTATGTTTTTAATCCACGATCCTATAAAGTCCCATTCTAAAAACTCCTCAATGCCATCTTTTAATAATCCAGAATCATGCTGAAATATTAGCACCCTGTCATATCTTGCGCCTTGCCAGAAATTAGGATTAGTTAATATAGAGTTATATACTCTAGGAGTTTTTATGTAATAAATACCACCTGCATAGGGCGGTTGAATGTGTAGCAAATCCCATGACTTTGGTATAAACCTTTTATGTCTTGCAATTGCTTCCTGAGCCACATCTTCTCGGTCATCAATAATTATAGCTGCGTTCATACTAAAACCTTGTTATAATTATGATGACTCTTTAAATAGCTAGGCAATACAGATTTATCAAACTTTACAGGATTCCACAAGTTAAACGCTACGCAATGCACGTCATCAAACTGCTTATTAGGTTTCCATTTATAGAAACAATCATTTAGCCAGTCTTTTCTAACTTCGTGTGCATGACCGAATACATTATACTTGTATCTCATAATAGGCTCTGGCTGACAGGTGCTAAAATGGTAGATTGTTTGCTTAAGGTTTAAATCCTGAGTATGTTCTTTCCTATGCAAATTCTCTAATCGAATCGGTCTGAATCCATCATAACAAGCATAGTCAAAAGACCGCCAAAAATTAACAAAACCATCAATTCCATAAAACCTATCTACGCCCCAATAAGCATACTCAAAAGATGCATCTAACTCATCTGATTTATAAACCTCATCTGAATCTACTGTCAGAACCAGATCATATCCATCAGAGTATTTATACTTGACTGATCTATGCTCATTCTCAGCTCCGTATCTATCGGCTCTGTCCCAGATTAATTTATCTTTTAAAACATCCTGACAAATGCTAAATATATAACCCTCTGAATCTGGACATTGCAATAGCGTTCCATGACCTTGACTTGGCATCATGCTATAAGCAATTACCATTTTATCTACATGATCTACAACCGACATCAAAGCCTCACGCAAGTAATCACCTGCGTAGTGTATAGTCATAAATCCTAAAACTTTAATTTTGCTCATATATCTCTATTAAATTCTTTACCATATTATCAAAAGTAAAATTTGCCTTAACAAACTCATTGCCTTGCTTTGCTATTAGATCACGTTCCTCTTTATGGTCATCCAGATAGTATCTTAGCAATACCATTAAATCATATAAACTATTCCATGTCCTAACGTGAACATGATCTATAAAAGGCATATTAGGATAAACCTTGCATAAACAGAACGCACCTGATCCTAGTATCCTATAAATCCTATCAGAGCTATATGAATCTTCATCGTAATGGCTTAGGTTAATAGCTATCTTAGTGGCTCTATATGCTTTTGATTCCTCAGCCTGTGAATGATTATAGTTACCTGCCACGTTAAACCAGTTATTGCCGTAAACGCCATACTTATCGCCAAAATGCTTATGTAGCATCGTATTCATGTCTATACGCAACCTGCTTAACGGAAATTTATCACCTCCGTAATTATTACCAAAAAATGAAATATCTCTGCAATTACCTATCTCGCCGTCTGGCTTGTATATCTCAGGATCATAACCAATCTCTAAATAGCCGCCGTTTACTACGTTTTTGACATCCCGCATATTAGAAAACAAAGTCTTATCTATATGAGGTGCCATTGCAATCATCCATGCAGGAGTTTCGTCTCTTATATCGCCGTTCCAATTACAAATCCATGCGCCTGTTTCACGCATAGCCTTAACAGTTTCTATGTGTATTATGTTAGGACTTTGTATCTGCATGAATATAATATCAGGTCTAAACTCTCTAGCTATTCTTATTGCTTCTTGGTTTACATCCTTTGCCCCTGTGGATAACTCTATGTAATCTGTGCAGTTAGCCATAAAGGCTTTACGTGCTGAATCATTTGGCGGAGGTGCAACCATTAACCCTAAGTGGAAAATTCTCATACTTTACGGATATTATCCCAATCTCTTAGGAAGTCTAATATTGATGGGTAATTCATTCGACCTGCTCCGCATTTCCTGCGGACATGAATCCAACCATTTATAACGCCAATACAGATAACATACTCCTGATTCTTGTATAATCCTGCTTGACCTATAAAATTGGCTTTGAACATAAAGCAAAGTTAATTATTTATATAACATAATGAAATAAAAAAAACCTGCCAAATTAATGACAGGCTTTTCCCATTAAACCAAAAAAACTAGCTTGGATTAGCATTAAGTGAACCAGTCACAAATGCATCTGTGTAGTAAATAGGTAGAGCAACACGACCTTCCACACGAACTGTAATCTTGTTTTCACGAACGTTTGTACCATCTTCTTCAAAGAAACGAACAATCGGATTCTCACGTACAAATAGTTGCGCACCTTTTGACCAGTCACCAACTAAATACTTAGAATCGCTCATTGCAGTAGACTTGAAGATTGGAACTCCAGAGATAAACATTTGACCATTTACAAGATCAACTGCAACTCCACCCGGAAGCGTGTACTCATTTGTAGTGCTTCTAGTAAGCATTAAAGCATAGAATTGCTCTGGACTTAATAAGATACCATTTGCAGAGTGGTTATTGCTTTCAATTTGTGCAACTGAATCTAGCAACTTCTCAACCTGAATGGTACGGAATCCTGAGTAAGCCTCAGCATTGGTAATCAAACCACCTAGATTTGGCGAAACACCAGATCCGTTCAATAGTTGATTATCCTCAGCGTCAAGATACTGCTCTAGTAAACGGCTTTGAAGATAAGAACGCATTGCAGAAATATCATCTAGCGCCTTACGAGTAATACGCAAGTAACCTGCAATAAACTCAGATGGTGCAACCTCTTCAGTTAAATCGTAATCAATTTGAGATTTTGTACCTGAATTATCTGCCCATGCTGCAACTGATCCTTCAGAACCTGTTTCCTGTAAGTAGTGAATTGCAGATGTAGTCATAACTCCAGTTGGAAGCAATGAACGGATGTGCAATTTTCTAGGTGCTGCAGGAATGATTCCCGGTAGCATCTGAACGTTTGCAGCTGCAAGATCAGTGATGTTAGCCAATGACATATCACCAACAGTTTTCAACTCCATTGCAAATTGCTTGATTTCTTTTCTCTTAAATTTCTCCAAATTATCAGAGTTCTCATCCATAGCAGTAGCAAATGCCTTATTGAAAGATACTGGCTCTTTGCTTTGTGCATCCATTTTGATTCTGTTGTTTTCTGATTTGGCTTCAAGCAATGCTTTGTCCATTTCGTCAATACGAACATTTGCAGATTTTACTGCATCTTCTAATTTTGCATCAACTGCTTTAGTAGCTTCGCTGATTGCGTTTGCGATGATGGTCTTTGCCTCATCTAGTGTTTTAGCTTTGTTTGCATCTAGCAACTCCTGAGCCTTTAATTCTAAATTGTCCATTTTTTAGTTTTGTAAAACGTTAATTAAACTTGTTAATATATTCGGCTCATCTTTTACTGGAGTGACTAATGTCGGCTCTGTATCTAATAGTGAATTTTTACCTAAATTGAAAGCCTCTAATTGAAATTGCTTTAATGCTATTTCCAATCTACCAAAACCTTCATCTGTTAAGCTACCATCTTTCAGCAGCTTAATCATTTTACCTATCTGATCATTTATCTCAGCCATTGTCAAAGACTTAAAGCCTGTGAATGGAGTCTCTGGATTAGCGCCTAGAGTTACGTTTGATCCTTCGTATAACTTTATCTCTTTAATTGTTCTAATGCCTGTCTTTTGGTCATAGTCTGCCTTAATGGTTGAAAAGCCAATAGAGTGCTGAACAACAATACCCTCAGCATATAATACCATCGCATCCTTTCCGTAGCTTGTAGGTGCAATAGAACTCTCAAAGTATATACCTTTATCCTGAGCCTCTAATACCATCGGTTTCCCGTGAGGTTGTGACCAGTTATGCTGATTTAAAAAGAATATCTCATTAGATCCCATAGGACCACGTTCTGCAATTGTTTTATTCGCCGCTCCGGGCATAATAATTTCCTCATCATAATCCACATTGCCAAAACTAGCAAAGTAACCTGTTACAGTCATCCTTTGCATATCAATGTCCTTAATCTCGGCTTTAAAGTTCTTATATTCCAATAATCCTTTCATGATTAAAAAATTTTATGTAAATATACTAATCGTTATCTATTTCTTTTAATTTTCTTATTGCCCATTCAACTCCTGCCGTTCCGCCCCACGCATCCCACATTAACCCACCGCAACCCTCTGTATAAGGGACATCGGCATGTTGCTGATGCCTTTTAAACGATGCCATTCTAGCAATCGTATCTCTTGACAAAGGTTCTCTGTTTGCTAACTGTCTAGCTCTTGCTTTGCCAACTGGCGTACCGCATTCGCCCCAACCGTTTTCTTCCGCCCATTTTAATGCACGTTTAGCATTGTTTACCGCTGCCTCTGGATAATCTGTATATGTTTTAGCTTTTCTTAAATAGTCAGGCGTTCTTGGTTTTAGTATCGGTAAACCATCGTCATCCTTTAATGCTTCGGTAGCCATTACGCAACGGCAATTTACAACCTCAGCAGCAGGTGCGCCAACTGCACCGGGATACATCATTGGAGTTCCACCAACTATAAAAGGTTGATTTAATCCTATGCGCTTTTGTTTCATTGCCAAATGCGAATCTCTTGTGCGCTTATCCTTTGTATTAATCCAGAACTTTACAACCTCATAATCAGAACTTCTAGCACCCTCATTTATTCCGTGATTTGCAGCCGTTGTTGATTCTGTTCTAGCTATTACTAAAGACCTTGCCCTATTAAATGCAGGATCATTTAATGTCTTTTGAAATAGTTTAGCTTGATCTCTTCTGGACAAATTTTGTCCTAAAATATTAGCTAATACAGTTTTAACTTTATCTTTTGTTGTTTCATCAATTCCGGTAACCTTAGTACCTCCAATAAGTCTAAAATAATTAACCATTTCTTCATACCAAACTGCATTAAAGAAATCTATAATAAAATCCTTTTTGTTTTTAGGTACTGAGTTACGTATCCAGTTATAGGAAAATGTCGCAGCGGAAACGCCAACCTTTGTGTAGATCTGTTCTAATCCGTTATACAAAGGTTTTTGTTGTACTAGAAACTGAATGTATAGTTCAATATTATCAAACGTATCCTCATTTACAAAATCAGCCACTACACCTGTCTGCTCATCTAAAGCTTTTTTTATAATAGGGTAAGCATAAGCCTCATATTCTTTATGTAGCTTTAAATAGGTTTTATGGTATTTAACACTACTTGCCATTTATGGTTGCATTGTTATATGCCTGATCTAAAGATAATTCCTCAATAGGCACTAAGTTAGCAGGTACGTATATTTTTTCCATCTCTGGACTGCTTATCTTATCATAACCCTGAGCAATACGCTTTTCATCTGGAGTAATCCAATAAGACTGATTTAGCCAATTAGTAAGCTTTGCCATATCTTCCTGCATCTCAGGATAAGAACTAAAGTCAAAATCAAAGTAGTATTTCTTCCCGTATGCCTTAGCGTATGGCTCACAAACAAACTTATTTATAGCATCCCTAATCTTGCGAGATAATGGAGCGGTTGCATTATAGATTAACTGCTTAGATGCCCAACCCATGTTATTATCCGTTGATGCGGCTTCACTACCTGAGAATTGAATAGGAACGTGAAACGCTGCATAAATCTTTCTGGTGTCAATGTTAAGAGATTCTATTAACTGCAAATCAGTTGATGGCATTCCTATTTGTGTCCATTTTAACGGACCAGATGATGGAAATATTCTGTCCATTAAAGTTTCACCACGCTTTGCCTCAACAAACTTTTCTTTTAGAACATTCATCTGATCTTTAGTTAAACTTGCATTCGCACCATCTGGTGATATAAAACCATAAGCACCACCATTACGTATTTGCTTTAATAATTCGTTATCGCCCTCATTCTCTTTTAATACATTCCGGTAAATAGCTTTAATAGGTGATTGTCCGTATAATTGCGCACCTGTTAGCGTAAAGTCAGGATTAAAGGATTTAAAGTGAACAACTTGATTAGCAGGAATAGGAACCTCAGTCATATATACAGAGCGCATCTGATAGCCTTTAATTGGCTCAAACATTCCGCCTGAGATAATCTCTATAAACTGACTAGGTAAAGAGTAGAGTTGTGACCAGATTTGTTTCTCGGTCATTACAGGATCCTTGCCATTACCAAAGATATATCCATCGCCTGTACACAAGAAAAACCCTGCTAAATCAGTCATCCACTCTTCATAAGTTTGTTGAGGATTAGGTTTTGCTAATAAGTCAAGAATTGGATTGCTTTCAAGCTGATTAAACATTTGCTCTTTTAACTGCAGCGTCCTCATTTTAGCTGTTGCACCCTCAGCCATTGACATATTTTCAAAAATTTTTATATCTTTTTTAGTTACGCCGTCTTTAACCTCATACAAAGCATAAGCGCACTCAGCTATTTTCTTTGATATAATATCGATACAAGTATATATATCAGCGTTTTTCTTAAATCCCTCCTCAACAAATTTTACCTTATCCTCAAAGTCTACAACCACTTGGTTGTTTCCTATCCATCCAAATACGTTCTGGTTATAAAGGTTAGCAGTTATTTGTTGTTGAAGTCCCGGCATTAAAGCCTCTAGTTGACTTGTAGCTGCCTTTTCTATATCAGCCTTAAAGATTTTAGAAAATACTCCCATTTTAGTTCCAATCAAATGTATATTCTTGTTTTATTTTAGATGCTAACTTATTAAGAGCCACATATCTAAGCGGATCGATTAGATGATTGTATGCATCAATAGGATCATTTAACATCTTGCCAGTTTTATCTTTTTTCCAAATGTAACTAATTAATTCCTTTTTAAAGTTATGGCTATTTGCGGTAATATTTATTTTATATCTTTTTAGTATGTCAATGCCTTGTTTAATTGAGTCTGGACCTTTAATTGCTCCATGAATATTAAATCCCTCTGCATATATTTCTTGAATAGATTTAGGCTCTGCTGAATCTGCAATTATTTCTTGTTCAGGTGTTACGCCAAAATCTCTTAGCTTTTGGCATATATCCATATTAGTTAATCTAGTTTCATAACACATTTCATTTACCCATAATTCGCCCTCAGACTTGTAAACCTCTATTATTCCTGTAGGATCATTTGTAAACCCAAAGTCAATTGCAAAAGCAATTAATTCAGCATCCTCTGGTATTGCCTCACATATTCCCCAGTTCCTAAAGATAACGCCTTCAATCTTTCCGGTCATGCCTCTAGCATAGACTCGCCAAAGTTCAAGATCTAAATCTTTTATATCTTCTATTCTTTGATGGTCTTGTTCTGATAAAAATGGATTATGCCTATGGTCTGATATTATTAGTTTAGTATCTGGCTGACCGATTAGCTTAGTATGCGCCCAAAACTCATTAGTCGGGTTGTAGTCAATGTATATCTGATTCTTAGTCCTGATTGCTAACTGCCAGTAAATCTGGTAGCTTATACCATTAGCCTCATTTAAGAAAAGATAGTCACGCTTACCATTTTTAGCTGATTGCTCATTTTCAAATGATGTAAACTCAATTAAAGACCCATTAGTAAAATAGACAACTCTTTCACTTTTATTCCAAGCTTTTAATTGAGATTGTAGGTATTTATTATCAGCAAAAATATTTACTGCATCCCGGTAAGCGCCTTTTCTAAGGTTAGGCAATGACTCACCAACTACAGTTATTACTAATCTTTGCTCAGTAACTGCTTTATAAAAAAGCAGCTGCATAATAGAATAAGTTTTACTTGATGAAGTACCGCCTTGATTTATTAATACCTTTTCTTTGGATTCGTATAGATTATAAAATAAAGGCGAACATTTAAACATCTTCTATTTCATTCTCTGAATGAGCCAGAGGAGGTGCGGTATTATAAACTACTGGAGCAGGTACTTTAAAGTTAAAATCTCCTGTCATTGTTAAATTCTGTGATGATTTACCATAGGCTCTATCTAATAATACCTCAGCAGCTCTAACATCTCCTTTAACTGCTTTAGAACGTAATGCCATTAATATAGCTTTTGCGGCCTCTATTCCATCTTTCTCCTCACCCAGAACATCTGCTAATAAAACATCTAATTGAGGTATTATCTTTGTTCTGCCTTTTAAGTTACCAGAAACTCCTTTTTTAAATTGGGTATCTTTACCCCTTTTAAGTGACTCTTGAGTATTTGTAATCATAATGAATATCCTTTAAAAACTCTTTATATTGTTTTTTATCTCCATACATAATATGGCATTGTCTGCATAATGCTTGTAGGTTATCTATATTATCAGGCTCTTTAATACCTCCCATGCCTCTACATTCAATATGATGTATATCTACTGCCTGACTTCCGCAAATTTCGCATGGTATAAAATCTGCCTGATTAAAGCTAAAGTACGTTAAATATAATTTAGTATGATTTTTCAAATGTTTTAATCTTTAATTTCTTCAAACTGTTTTCTTAATTGCATCTGTTTTTTAGATTCCCAAGCTTGTTTATACTCACTATTTTCAAATAGCTTACTAAACCCAGTTATATGCTTTAGCTTTAGTATTTCTTCTGGCTCCATACCAAGATGATTGCAAATATTTTCATCTGTCCACCCATTTTCAAGCATTTGAAAAACCATATTGCTCATACCAGATACTGAGTGCTCGCCTCTTGCTCTGTTATGTCTTATAGTTGCAGCCATCCTTTCGTTAATATCTTTTTCTATTACAACTATTGGCAGCAATCCTTTATTCCTATCAAAAATATCTTTATTGTGTTTACAAGTAAAATACCTGTGAAATCCATCAACAATTATATACTTTCCTATTTGCTCATCAAAGATAGTTACAATTGGTTGTGTATATCCATCATGCTTAATTGATTTGTAAAGCAAACCCATTTCTACTTTAGCAACACTATTAGGATTATAATCATTTGGCTCTACCATTTCAATAGGAACCCATCTAACAAAATCAATAGGTTGTGCTCCTATTAATGATAAATCTCTATGAATAAACTCACGAATATCATTAATAAATTTCTGTTTATCTAAAGACTCTTCAAATTCTTGCTTAATAAATGCATTTAGTTTACTCATTTGTTTGTTTTAAAGTATTTAAGTAATTCTTCTTTTTCATGCGTTTCTAAAAATTTTGTTGATTTTAACATATTTCTAAGATAATTTGTTTTCTTATAAAATCTTCTATATGTATCTACATCACCGCTTAATAGCCAGTTTTGAAATTTTGTAAAATCCCAATCGGAAGATAAAATTGTTTTAATTATTGTTTTATAAAAATCATCAATTATTAAACGCCCAGAATATATTTCCTTGTTTTTGTTTATTTTTTCTAATAATAAATCTTTATACTTTTGCTCTTGAATAATATTATTAGCTAAATGAATTGCGTATTCTTCCCATGATAAAAACATTGATGGCAAATCTTTAGGACATTGAAATGATTTACTTTTAAGGTGTTTTATAGTATTTGCTCCATTAATACGTGCCGCTACTCGTTCCCATGTTTTAGGCTCTATTTCCTGAATAAGCATTAAAGACTGAATAGCAGTTTCATGATGCACATTAGATATTCGCATATTGTTTAATGTAACTCCATTCCTGTAATACTCATCGTAAACTTTATTGTAATCCCATTTATTATCATGGATAGCTTTCCAGACATCGGTATAACTCCAATCGTATATTGGATATAATGTGTAGTGTTCTCTGCTTTTATTTAAAATCTTGCCGTATGTAATATGTTTATAGGTTAATGCTTCTGTAAGTGCAATAAATCTTTTTGGTGCTTCTTCTGTTCGCACTCCTGCGAGGTAACAACTCTTCTGGGTATTAAACTCTTTTTTAAAAATAGCCTCAAATAATTCATGAAACCTTTCAGTTCCGTATGTGTTTTCCTTTATTGAAATATCATCTTTAGGATGAATCCATTTTTCTTTTTCATCTTCGTTCCAACAATATGAATACCTTTCATAGCTTGATGCGTTATTAGTAATTACTATTGGCATCTGAAACCAGTATGGTTTTACATTAGGATCATACATTACTTTTTTAACTACATCAATAGTGCCTTGCCATTCTGCTTCTTGGTCAATAAATATTACGCTTAATGGTAGCCTATTTTTTTCTTTAGCAACAATCATTGCTAAGTTTAATGTTACAGTACTATCTTTACCACCTGAATATCCAACCACCACATTTTCAAATTCATCAAAGATATATCGTAACCGATCTAATGCAGCATCGTAAACATTAATCTTTTTATAAATTTTCATATCGAATTTGTGTTATGCCATTTTTAAATACCTTTACTACTTTTGCTCCTACTTTTAGGTGTACATTAACGGACATTTTAGTACAATTGGCTTCCGCAATTTTAATCCCAGATCGTTTTAATATTTCTAAATTATCTTTTAACATTACCATTAATAATCCTTTTTTTCTATACTCAGGTAATACGTACTGGCATTTTAATAGTGCTTTACTTCCATTATATTTAATAGCAGAAAAACCTTTTAATATGTTATCCTCATAAATTCCATAATAATCAGCTTTATCAGTAAACAATATTCCATCCTTAACTGCATTATTTTTATAAGGTAAAATATCTACTAATAATAATTTCTTAACTACCATAAGCATTTATGTATTGCTTTAAAGTACGATTATTACTTGATTTAAATGGATTGTTATAAGTATCTTGATAATTTTCATTTATACCGGAAGCAAAAATTTTACTAGTTCTTTTTCTACCTGCAATAGTTGTTGGATTGTTTATTGAAGATTTTAATTCCATGTGCTGAACAAAGTTTGGTAATGGTTGCATTATGTTAATGTTATTATTTAGACAATACATTGATAACCAAACATCAGAAAATTTTGTATTAATTGCAGGGTATTTAAGTAAGTCTTCTATTATCTCTTCTGGATAAGCAATGCATTGCGCCCAAGCATTTGTTTTCATTTTTATCCAACGATATCCTTGATCGTAAGCTTTTTTTGATTGATCAGATATAGAAAAGAAAACCAATGGGCAACGATTTATATTTGCGTTAATAGCTTTTTGGACACTACTTATAAAGTTTTTACATAAAATAACATCATCTTCTATCAGGATAATATAATTACACCCTTTTTGATAATTTATACGTAATGCATCTTTTACTGCATTTAAATGACCTGTTTTATTATCTAAATGTATTATTGATCCTTCTATTTGTTCTTGAAGCTTTAATGCATAACTAATTCTATCTTTATGAGTATAGATAACAATTTTCATATCTTTGCTCTATTAATTAGCTTTGTTATTTCTAGCGAGTTTCCCATAGTCCAGTAACAATATTCTCCAATGTTATAATACATAAACGGCTTACTGTAAAACATTTTCACGTAACCATTGTTTCTGATAAACATAACAACACTATTAAAATCTTTTTGAGAAACCCAGGTTTCTTTTAATGTGTAAGAATGAGGAATCTTAGGCATTGTTTTAGCTACTTTAAATGTAGCTGATTGAAGCATCTGAATACAGTCTTTCTCTTCTATAATTACAAACTCTTGCTCCATTAATTCTGTATGTTAAACTCATTGCCACATTCTGGACAAATAACATCAACAAGTTTTTGTGCTGATAGCATTTTACTGGCTAACTCTTTTGCTTTAGAAAGTATTTCCTCTTTAGTAACATCATTATAATTTGATTCAGGAGTAAAATTAGGCTCGTATTTAAACGTTTCTTGTTGCCATACATTTACGCCCCATTCTGTTAACTTCTCTTCATTCCAGTTATTAGCTAAATTATCCCAATCCCATTCACCAAAACTAACATTGTCTTTAATTAAAAACTCATCCTTTTGTTCTTGTGTCCAGTCATCAGCTAATATTATCGGCATTTCTTTTAATCCAATTTCCTGAGCAGCCTTTAATCTCATATTACCTCCCAGTACAACATACTTACCATCTAAATCTGTAAAGCAGATTAAAGGTCTTTTTTCTAACATTTCTGGAAACTCACGTATTGACTCTACTAGCTTCTTAAACTTGTCATCCTTAATTACCCTTGGGTTATTAATGTTTGCCTTAATGGCTGATATTTTTACTTTCTCCATGTGCCATCAGGCATAATTTTTTGCCTGCTCTTTGCCTGTTTTTTTCAAATATATTAAATTTCTACAATATCAATATTATAAATTGCTTTTAATAATTTCTTCTTTAATCTATAAACAGGTAAACTCTTAGTCATTTTAGACTTAACATCAATAACCTCAAAGACTTTACCATGCTTATACGTAACAAAATCAGCTTTATAAAAGCATATCATTATTCCGTTCACTACCAGATCATACCTAACTTGCATCTCAAATCTTTGTATTAACCTAGCCTTTTCTTTAAGCCTAAGGATGCCATAATACCCGGCTTCCTTTTTACTGTCAAAGGTTATTCCGTTTATTATTGTTTTTATGTTTTTATATTTTAACCCCATTGCTGATAATTAGTTAATAATTTAGTTACTTTTTCATTCTCTAATTCCATTGCTAACATACGGCTATTGTTTTTGTGCAGCATTATTTTATATTGTTCTATCTGCTCAGACATTATGTAAAAGTGATCGTATATCTGTTTTAATTCTTCGTTCCTATCTATAACTTCCTGTATCTTGTCATTTAATCCACTTTTCATGCGATATAAGAATACATCTCCATCAAGGTGACATAGTATACTTGCAAATAATAAAAGTTTCTCAGAAGTCTTTATTTTATCTTGGAAGTGTAAGGCATAAGCCTCAGCTTCTAACTCCATTTGCTCTTTACTTTTCATGTTCAAATGCATATAATTTAGGAAATTCAAAATATCTATTTCTCTTCCAGTCAAACTGTAAAACCATTTCGCCTCGCATAGCTACTCCTTTAGGTTTTGCTTTTTCAACTTTTATCAGCACAATGTTATCTGGATAAGGTTGCCCGTTCTGGTCATTCATGCCATGAGGCGGTCTCCACATATTTATCCATGTCATTGCTTTTCGTAACAACGCTTGCCCTCCGGCTGCCTCTCTTGCCATAGGCATTCCGTAATAGGTATTACCCTTATCATCTTTTTGCGGTTGCTGAGCCGCCGGATGTAGCGTAATAATCCAATGTTTTTTATACTTTTTACAGTACCTCCTTACTTCACCTATTATATCCTCTATGTATAAATCTTGTCTGCCATTATAGGTACTCATTTCGTGTTTTAATTCGTTATAAGGATCTGTTATGATTATCTTTTCATCCGTTACCAGTTTCATAATCTCTGGAATTGTGTAGCTTTTATCATCTGAATCCACTACGTTAAACATTTCGTCTATGTAATTAATTGCTTGATAATATTCTTTATCTTCTACACAACCTGTAATAGATTTATAAAATGGCTTACCTGTGTATTTATGTATAAACTCGGCATATATATCCTCTACGCTTCCGGTCTCTGGTGAGTATATAAGTGATTTTTTGCCGTATTTACTTGCCTGATTAAATGCTAATTCAAAGGCAAACTCTGATTTACCATGATGAGGAGCGGCTAAGATAAAAGTAAAAGAACCTTGCTTTATAGTGTAAAGCATATCCAGTCCGTAAAACCCTGTTAGATCACCCATAGGATTTCCTGTATTGCGCATCAGCTCTAAGCTATCTGCGATATCTTTAAATTTACGTATCAATTTAATACTCTGGTTAGGTGAGCAGGTAGTTGCTCGTTTTTAATTTTGTTTTCTTCTTTAAACCATACGCCTTGCATTTTCTGCTTCCAGTTTTTTACCTGATTATTCCGGCTATCTTTCCAGTTATTCTCAGCATAATAATTAAAAGACTTTATGGCTGAATCTCTAGTGTAGCCATTATCCTTAAAATAAATTTCAACTTCTTCCAGAGTAGGTATATATATTCTTTTCTTATCTACTCTTATCTTATCTGCATCGTTTTGCATAGCATTTGCATCCATTTGCTCTGCATTTGCATAGACTTGCATAGCATTTGCATCTTTCTTTTGATCATAGAATTTATCCCATTTAGCTTTAGCTGCTATACTTCTGCCCTTACTAACCTCTAAAATGTTTATTAATTGGTTATCTAGAAACTTAATTTTTATCTTATCTCCTTCTAATAATATAATCCTTCGGCTTAATAAATTAGTTAAATGTTCTTTTTCGATCTCTAACTCTGCATCCTCATAACTCATTGCACATTCTTTATTCCAGTATTGGCAGCATAGCCAGATAAATCTCGCTTGTGTAACTTCCGGACATCGCATGATCTTACCCATTACCCAGTCTGATATCATAAACTTAAACCATTGCAGCTTATCCATTCTTTAGATCCTTTAGCGCATGATAAACACAAGAGCGATTGTAGATTGCTCCATCTGGAGTCTTTTCTAAATTATCCATAAAAATCTTTGTTGCTCTCTGTAAATTAAATCTTTTAATCAGATCTAATGAGTAGTGATAAAGAACTTCATCATTATTAATCCATAAACTTACATTCCATTCATTCCAAGATCTGTAACCGTTAAACTTTGCCATTTTTTGTAAATTAAAAAACCCCTTAGGTTTCAAGGCTTCGACTCCTATCTACCCAAAGGGTTTAAATGTTTTATAATCAGCTTGTTGTCGAAGTCAGCCATTAGTATAAATATAGAAAAAATATTTGATATTTACAGAAATGATATTTGACCATTTTCATCAATAGACATATATTGACCATCCTCCTCATTTCTTAACTTTCTAAAATTAAATAAATCTTTATATTCAGGATTTTGTTGTATAAAAAACCTTGCTATATAAGCTGAGTAACTATTATTAATTTTAAAATGTTCATCAGAACTTTCTATAAACTGTTCCCATCGTATATAATTAATTATTAGATCTGAACTAATTTTAGTCCTACCCTTTTTTATTGCTCTAAATGCTTGTTCCTCAAATGATTTGTAAATATGAGGATTTTTAGAAATAAATTTATTAAATCCATCTCTTATTGAATGACCATATAATTCTCTGTGATTCATACATCTGATTTTAAGGTTATAACTACTGGGTTAATTGGCTTCTGATAAAACCAATACTTTGTCATCCATCTGCAAACGCCCGGCATTGATATTTTCATTTTCCTGCTAACATCCGCCGGACTTTTATTTTGCCCGACTATCATCTCTAATGCTTTTGCAATTCTCTTTTTATTTAAAATATTTTTCATAATTAAAACGTAATTACTATTGATGACTTATTATATTTCTTACTCACTTTTGGCACCTCGCATCCATCAGAATCAAATATTATATCATCTGATTTACTTGCCATCTTTAATAATTCTTGCCTTTGCTTAAGTTTATTCTCTAGCAGTACATATATATCATCATCATCATAATTAAGGCTCTCCGCTCCGTTTTTTGGCGTAAATAGAACCCCATTATAGCTATCAGTAGCTGATAGGTTTAAACGATCTCTAAATGCTCTGTCTGCTGAATCTATTACTGCTTTTAATCTGGCTATGTTAGAATAGAACTGTACTGGAGTTTGATTGCCATCCTCAAATAGTTTATTAATTAAATTAATGCCTGTCTGCTCAGCTTGTTTTTTTGTAAAATCAGGTGCATACATTATGCCTGTTAACTCTAGTAATTCATTAGACATTTGTAACCTCCTTTTCTAATAACATCTGGTTATCCGTACTAATCTTATATTTTTTTAATATTACATCCATTGTATATCCATCCTGTAATGCTTTAATTACTGATGTCCATTTATCTGTATTTGGATTAAGCCATGGTCTAACATCCTGAGAGGCTTTGTTTCCATCATCATCATCATCTATGTTTAATCCTAGTACTCCAGTTAATGCATAACGCTTTGCATAGGTAATGGCTGAACCTACTGCTTGAGGATCGTTTGGCTTACTTACTGGCATAATAAACGTATCTATTAAATACTCTCCTGATTCTGCATGAATTAGAATAGTAGATAATCCATTTACTCCGCTAGGCATCTGGGAATAAGCTAGTCCTGACTCTGCTAGTGGTTTGCTAATTGCATCTTGAATGTTTGACAAGGATGCATAATTTGATTTAAAGAATGGATTTTTAGCATCCTTTGAAATCTTCTGAACTCTTCCCTGAAAGTCTATTAAGGCTTTCGCTAGGCTTGTAATTGTTTCTGATTTTTCCATAATGAAAAAACGTATGCCTTCAAGGTGTCCACTCCTATCAGGCTATACGTTATGTGTTTTTGGTTTATGAATGTGGACATTGTTATAAAGTTATAAAAATAATTTATAAATACAAATAAAACATGATAAATAATATTTTTATCTTAATATTTCTTTAGCTAATCTTAAAGCTGAATCCTGTCCATCTGAATAGCATACTCCTCCAGATCTTACCTTGTTAACGCCTTTAATATTAAACACCATGTTGTGAATATAGACCGCCCATCGATTATAAAGCTGACTATCCATTATTAATTCTGGATGCTTAGGCATTCCATTTACCCATAGGATTCTAAATCCATCTGGGTATACTGTTGATTTAATTGCTAACATTATCAAATATTTTATCTATTGTGCTTGGTGAATAATCTTTTATTCCTAAATTAAATACTAATTTACAAATTGTTGAATATTTTAAATCTACCCAATGTGTAGTATTTGATAATTCTTCTATTAATCTTTTAGTTGTTTCTGGGTAATTAATTTCTTCAGCCTTTAGCATTAATAAATGCTCTGGACTTAGTCTATTTATTAGTTTCATATCTGGTCAAATGCGTAATGATAATCGTGGTTTAATTCTGCTATTATGTAATCTTCTCCTGAACATGGCTCCCTTGTATCATCTTCTGGATTTCCAGATCTACCAGTAGTCCAGGTTTTCTTACCCTCGTAATGATCTTCGATTAGGTCTTTAGCATCCTCTGCTATTGTCTGATCGTTCCAATAAATAGCATCCATGTCTGCATCGTAATAGCAGTCTGGGTACTTTGTTTTGATTTCTTTTAGTATACTCATTTTATGCAAGTTTTATCCGGAACATCCCGGTACTGCCTAATCCCCGCTTGATTAATCAAGCGAGGCGGCATATTCCTGACTTGCAGGAACAGGAATGTTTATTTAATTATAAAATATTCGTGTGTTTTATTTAAAAAAGATTGCCAGTCATTAGCAGTCCAATTATCAGCATCATTAAAATCCTCTTTGCTCATTCTAATGGTTTTATAAATTGTATTATTTTTTTTTATCCTAAAAGTACGCTCTTTTATGTTGCTTGTTACTTTTAATTCTGTGCCTGTTTTCATTTTTTGCAAGTTTTATTATTAGTTAAGTTTGTTATATAAAAACCAGTATGCTTCTTGAATACCTGCTTCATTTAATACTACTTCACATTCATATTTAATGTTACTTTCTTCTCTGCTCCACCCAAATAAGTAATAAGTTATATAAATCTTATTTACATGACCAGAGTAGTTAATAAATACTTTGTCTTTTTGTTTTGTTGCGTCTGCAAACAGTTGGAATAATTCATTTAGTGTTTTCATTTTTGCAAGTTTTTTTTATGCTTTATTGCATGGTATAAATATACAAAAGTTATTTTAATAACCAGCAAAATAAAAAATATATATTTTAACGTAACAACAATTTTACAGTATACGAATAATAAGGCATTGATTTTTTACCTCTCTTATATGAAAAACTCTACCTGTTTCTTTGCGTAACTGACTAGCGTTATTACGCCAGACTTGAAAATGTGATATTACATTTATTGATTCTGAAACCTTTAGTTTATTTAAAATTTCTTTATACATATACAAAGATATAAAAAATTATTTATATAATTTATATTTAGTTACTGGACCAACTTTATAAGCCTCCAGGATCTCGCCTCTTTGCTTACCATTTGCTTTATAACTTACATGCACCCACGCATAATTAAACTCATTGATCAGCTGATCAAAGGCTAGATTATCCTTGATATAGTCAAATACCTGCTTATTAGTTATTGTAGTGCCGTCTTGATCTATGTCTATCGCCTCACCAGTTGAGTGCTGACTGGTAGCAGATCCGCCAATACATTTATTCAACTCAGCTGACCGATAACCAGAACTTATCCTAATAGGCACTCCAAAATGCTCACGTATAGGCTCAAATACTTTAGTTGCTAGTATCTTAAAGTTTTCTATATGTTCTGGCGTAGGCATATTTGATATGCCGTTACGCTTTGCAGATTCCGACCTGGTCAACTCTGATAATTCTAAATGTTCTGATATTTTCATTTCTTTTTAAGTATTTTCTCGGCTGATGTCAAACCTAAACAACCGAATGCCAACAAAGCTACTGATTCCACAAGTATAGTTGATGGTGCAGTATGC